TTGCCGGATGCCTGCGCCTGTGGGAGACTTACCTATATATGCCATCAGTCTGCCTCCGCTATTGTTAAGTCGCCAGCTTCTACCTGCCGCATAATTTCTGCGTAGTGGCGGTTGGCTGGGTCAAGGGGTATCCACATTTCAGTGCCATCAATCGTGGCTTTCACGCCAGCATTATCATCATTCATGTCAGTATAATATTGTGCGCTTGTTATTGTCATATTATCCATTTTTACAACTCCGAACTTGCAGTTAAAGCAACACTTCCAGAACTACCTGAAACGAAAAATGCTGTACTAGGATGATATAATTGCGCCATACTTTTTCCCACGAAAATTGTTGCTGTGGCCCCCGAAAAAGAATTCCCAGAACCTAAAGCTATCGCTGGGTTTGCACGTTTTTCCACTTTGTATTGCCAATAATTAAATTGGTTAGTACCATATGTGTATGAAACAAATGAAGAGGTGGAAGACGGTTGATAAACTACTTCATAATAGCGTTGGCACTTCTGCAAAGTTACTGAGAATGGCTCATGCTCAAAAGGCGTGGCACTTCCAACCTCAAGCTGGATGCCTGTGATGTAGAGGGTTGCACCGTTAGTAGCAATCAAATCAGTTTGACCAGAGACACCAAACTTTGAAGCCGCCCAAGCATTAGCCGTTCCGTGTAAAGATGAGCCTGTTCCAAGCATCCAAAGAACACTTAACCCTTCAGTGTTATCTGTGTTCCACGTTCCGGATTGGTCGCCAGCAACGGTTATACTTTTATATTCCCAAGTGTTTGCGGAACTTATAGTATATGTTGCTGGGTAAGTTCTTGTGCCGCCATTGTTTGCCAAAATAACAGAAAATGTGCCAGTTACGGAAGATTTAATCCAGAAACTCAAAGTCACTGTCATTGCGTTAGCCGAGCCAAACATTAGACTAGCAGTGTTTAAGCCCTCAATACCTTGTCCCCATCCATATGTTTGAGAACCAGATGGGGAAGAATTTGTTGTGACTGTTATTTTCGAACTGTTGTGAAATCTTTCACCACTAGGCACATCAGTGCTTTGCTCCTCTGTAAAAACACCAGCACTTGAAGTCCCAAATCCAAAGAACCTATCAACAGCATAGGTTCTTGTCGGGCTATTTACTGTAACAGCACTTGAAGTTCTCTGTGCAACAGATGCATTTCCGTTGATTATGATGTTTCTCGCACCTACATATTGTGCCTGCGATGCAGGTAGTATTTTACTTAATGCCATCACGCTATCCTCACTACTGATAATGATGTGACCACGCCATCAAAGTTAGTAAAACCGCTTTGCGTTGAAATATTGTGAGCAAGCCTATAAGTGTTTGTATTATTACCTGTAACATTACAACTTGCTTTAAGTCTTATCTTTGTGCCAGATGAAGTTGCTTTAAATATTGTGCTTCTCTTGTGATGATGACTTACCTCAAGCGCATCTGCGGTGTTTTTGGACCTAGTAAACTCACAAATTCGAGAATTAATAGAACTAAAATTGTCTGTACTAAATTCTGCGGCAGAAGATGAATTGATGAGTTCGGCAGTAATTGCTGTGTCTGAAGTAATTGCCAAAGAATATTCAACCCAATACACTCCGTCTGAACTATCTAATTCGTAGCTGTTGGTGGAAGCGTCAAAGTTTGATTTAGTGTCATATTTAACAGTGCCTTTAGTGTTAAAATCAACAACCACAAGAGCGCCATCAGCGAGGCCTGACTGTGTAGTTGTTAGGTCAACTTGGAAGTATTCTTTGTTAGGCTCTGTTAGTATTCCAGAAACTTCGATGTTTGTGTCGAGTTTGGCTGATGTCACAGAGCCATCTGGCGGGGAAATTGTGCCTATCGACTTTCCCTGAAATACAACATAAAAGTCATCTGTGCTTGCTACATTGCCTGTCATTGTAAGTTGGTTGCCTGCAACTGAATATGCAGATGATGGTTCTTGTCGCACGTTGTTTACAAAAACCTCTAGTTCAGCATTGCCTCCCACAGCATAATCAAGCGTATATGGGCCCGCTGTGCCATCGCCAGTTAGGTCTTGCTTAGAAAGTGAAGTGTATTTTTCAGCAGGGGTATTGCCAATGTATGACATTAGGTAATCTCCAGAATACTCAGGATTGTGTCTGCGCTATTTGCCGTGTCACTCGTTACCTTTATTACGTCAGCCGCTTCCATGACTATTTTCTGGTCGCCACCAATCGGGACAAGACCGCCGCCAACTGGTATTGGTGTTTGCTTGAGAATATGCACGTTGTTCCCATCGCTGTTTTCAAAAGTCACATCAACTAATATTTGGCTGGTTGATATGTTTGAGACCGTCATGCCAATAATGGTTGTCTCGGTTGATGACGGGCAAGTGTAAATAGTCATGGCAGTGCTTGCCGCAGTGCTACCTCCGCCAAAAGTTTTTGTCTTAAATGCGTTTGCCATTTTCTTATCCTAACGCTATTGCCATTGCTATGCCGCCGTCACCGGTATCCGGCACGTTTGTCAGATTTGCTCCATCGCCGCTAAAAGCATTCGCCGTAACCGTGCCAGTGACCGACAGCGCAGACAAAGATTCAGTGCCCGCATCCATATCCTTTAAGTGAGCCATAAGCATCCTCAGCGCGTTGTTGACATCGCTCGGCACCATGACATTCTCTGACAGGTTTATGCCGTCTAGGTCGGTGTTGCTGGCAGGTGTCGCGCTGTACTCGCTAATCTTTGTAGCCATAATTCACCTATGTCTTAATGATGTAATTTAAAATGATTGTTGGCTGTACGTTGTTGTGTGCATTGCCACTGCCAGTGCTCTGAGTATTGATAACGGCCCCTGAGAATGTAGACGAACCACCTCCGCCGTATTGAACGCCGTTATCCGTACCTACTTGAACGCGAGAGCGAGTTCCCAGCGAGTGAGTGTGGCTTGGTAGCTGGGCTGTCGTCAGCGTGTGCGACTCTGTACCGCCTGCGGCACCTAGTGTATCCCCGTCAATCGGAGAGGTTAGCCTGTTAGCAGAGCTACCACCCATATCATCCTGACCGGCTACTGTGCGGCCTCGAAGGTCGGGAAGTGTAAAGTTAGTAGAATCACCCCCGTATGTCGTGCCAATCGCGGTGAACAAATCAGGGTACGTTGCGGCGGCTACAGTTTGCCCATAACAGAAAAGATAGCCAGATGGTGCTGAGGTGCCTGCAAATGGCATGACAACGCCAGAGGGCATGCCGGTGCCCCAAGAAAGCGTGCCTGAGCCGTTAGTCTCCAAAACAGCGCCAGCGGTGCCATCGCCGTCAGGTAGCGTAAATGTGGTTGTGGTTGTTACGTCGGAGGGTGCCTGTATCTTGATAGACGCACTGCCGTCGTCATCCTCAAGGTTTAGAACCTGAATGCCGTGTGTGCCGTCTGAAAATTCTGCTAAGTGGCTCATTAGCTCTCTGATAGAATCGTTGATATCAGAGACAACCATTGTGCCTTCGCCGAGATTTACCCCGCCAACGTCTGTATTGGAAGCCGCAGTGCTGGAATACTCATTGATTGCGTCTTTAGCCATTACTCGCTCCTAATCCAGCAGATTTCTATCTGATGGTCTGATTGTTACTCTAGGTATACCACTATAAGGGTCTGATTGCATCTCGCTTGCTTGGGCTTCTGGCAATAGCAACCCACCCATGCGCGGCCCAAACTCAGATACTGCGGGCGCAAGAGACCTTACAAGTTTAGACGGCACCCTAGCGGCGGCTCTGCCCAAAAGGGGATATTCATATAAAGAAGAACCCACGATGTTTGCGCCAAGGCCAAGCATTTTTCTTGGTGTTGTTGCTGTCATTATGTCGCCAACAGCTAACCGACCAGCCGTGCCACTATCAGGCACAGTGCCCCCCAAGACATCTCTAGCCTCTCTAGCCAGAACAACTTCTGGTGAAGTTCTTGCCCTTCCTTTAGTTTCAGCCTTTACAAGTGCCGCTGGGGTAAATTCTCCGCCCGCGCTCGCCCTTGAATTAGAAAGTTTAACAAGCGGCCTCATGTTTCTGTATGCTTTGTTTGCGGCTTGTAAATCAGGTAAGTCTGGATTTTGTTTGGAAAATGAATCGCGCAATTCGGCTTGAATGTCCGTCATTACTCTGGCTTGTCTGCGCTGGTTACTATTCCTGAAAGAGCGTATTGCCCCAGACATCTCCATCTCAGATTCCTTGAACAACTCTCCTGTCATAGAACCGTTTCTTTTAAAGGAGCCATAAACGTCAGCAAGTTCCTTGCCAAATTCCTCTGCATCTTTAGGGCTAAACCTGCCGTCATCTACAGCCTTTTGGACGATGGATTTAATCTTATCATCCACAGCCGCCGGATTAAATTTGGCTTTTGGAACGACATTGCTATACGCCTCACGGATTGCATCCTCGGCAAAATCAACAGCAGTCTCGCCTGTAAATCCTTCTGGAACCTTCACACCGATAGGCTTTAGCGCCTCATTAATAGTCTCAGCGACAAACATTTTCTGTGGTCTGCGCCGCGCCTCTTGAATTGATTCCTGTAAAAACGGGGTAGATATTTTCTGTTCGATGGAGCCAATCTTGCCACCGTATGCCTGCCCCATAGTAAGGGGATAACCACGCTCTAGCATAGACTTAGCGCCCGCCTGCAACGTCGGCATAATCTTCTGACCGAGACCGGCAGTTACAGCACCTATTGGGCCTTGTATAGCCGCACCAGTAAGCCGCTCTTCAGGTGTCTCGCCAGTTCCTGCTCCATACAGCGCGGCCTCTGCTCCGCCAGCAAGCCCCGCCCTCTTGACAACTCCCCTGCCTGCCGTAGCGCCTATAGACCTAGCAACGCCAGCACCGCCGGTAAGCATAGAGCCTAATATCTCTGCGCCGTATGCTTTGTATGGGTCCGTTTCTTGGTATCTTTTTATGTCAGTCCTGATTTCTTTAATTATCTCAGGATAAGACTTGTCACCAAAAGCAGACCGAACAGCCGCCTCCATTTCATCGCCAAAGCCCAGCGTCAGACCTTGGCCTGCGGCCCTAGCAATATCTGTATAAATGTCAAGAGTGGTTCTAGGGCCAACGCGGGTTTCTATTTCCTCGTCAGTAGTTGGAACCGGTAGTAACTTTTTTTGTGCCATAATTTTAAAGCCCCAGATGCCTTTCATTTATTACAATAAAATCTTTTCCGTTAAATATTAAGTCGCCAACTTTAACTTTTCCTGATTCGGCGGCCTCTGTCATTAACTCAGGCGTGTCGTATGTTGGGAAGATATCGCCCTGCTTTTTGTCAGCCCATCTATTGAACCCGTTTAAGGTTCCGTCGCCCAAATTTTTGTCTGACATATAATCATCCATCAAATTTCTTCTTTCTTTTTGATGCTTAATAATCATAGCCATACCAGCGGCAATTTTTCTGTTACCCTCTGTTGTGTTGTTAAAGTTAGGTGCCGCATTTGCAAACATCACCATTTCTCTGTCAGATGTTGACCCAGAGCCAGCAACTCTCATTCTTGGTATAATGAAAGCTATAGACTGTCTGACCAGTTCCTCACTAGATAAATTAGCCGCATCCTCATCAGACAATAAACCGGCATCTGCCATTATCTGCCTGAATGGAAAGGTAATGTTATTTAATCGTCCAGTATCTATTTTAGGAGAGCCATCTTCATTTTTAACACTTAAAAGTTTCATAATTTGCTCAAGTCTAGGCTCAAAATCTCTGACTTGACTTATGTTTTTGTCTGCTTCGCCTATAAACTTAAACGCGTACTTAACAGATTCTTTGTTAAGTTCACTTTCTTTTTTGTCGCCAAGATTTATTGCCGTAGCGGGCTTTGTTAGCATATTCCGTATAAATTCCTGCCCCTCTGGGGAGTTAGGGTCAATACCGGCTAGGCGTAGCTTTTCCATAAGGGCTGATTCCTTGCCCAGCTTTGCCATAGCAATTCTGTCCTGCAATGCGGCCCGCTTCTCAGCAGTCTCAGCCGCCTTAGCCGCTTGGAATGCTTTCATTCCGGACTGCATCATCGCGCCCAAGCCCTGCGCTGTTGATATCGGTGTCGGGCTGTAGCCTGACAACTGCAAGCCTGTAGCCGCCGCCGCACTTAAGCCAGCCGAGGCCGGTGTGCCAAATTCAGGAGACAGACGCTCCATAAGGCTCATGGGCTTCTTTGGTGGTGTGGCACCCATTGCTGTCTGCGGGCCTCTCATAGCCGCCGCTCTTAGGCCAAATGGCGGTAAGTCTTGTGAGCGTAACCTTTGCGGTATTGGGGTTCCGCTGACTTGCATGTTACCTGCTGGTCCTCTGGCAAATACCCGAGATTGTGGGGCTTGTGTTTGCTTGCCTTTAAGAAGCCTAAAAAAAGTGTCAACTCCACGTTCCATTATCCGAATGCTCCTAACAATGCGCCACCTGCGGCTAGTGCCCCGCCATACGAAGGATTACCCAGCATCTGAGCACCCTGTGCGCCAGCTAGACCGCCGGAGAGGAACCCTAGTGCTGGGTTGCGTGTGACCGGAGTTATTTGCTGGCCACCGAGTGCGCCTGAGCCACCTTGCACAAACTGCATATAATCTGCCAGCTTTTGCGTGGGCCTTGCCTGCTCAAACTGGAACCTCTGGACATCTGCCTCTAGCTCTGCCTGCGACTGAGCCTCTCTAGCCGCACCAACCTGAGCAAGCGTCTCTAGGTCAGCAAAGCCAAACTGACGGGCCGCTGGTGCCTGAGCAATAGCCGCCTGCTGTGCTTGGTAAGCCATAGGTGCCAATGCCTGTGCAATCGCTCCCTGCCCATAGCCTGAGCCGTATCTACCGGATGCGCTAACCTGACCCTGCATTTTCTCAAGAACGGGTTGCATTGCCGCTGACATCAGAGGATTAGTGCCCATCAGGTTTTGCATTACGACATCCTGTGTCGCGCCGATTAGAGGGCTACCCTGAAGAGCTTGTGAACGGTATCCGCTCAGTGCCTGCTCGGTTTCGGGAGAAAAGCCTACAACTGTGCTTTCAGGGTAGTATTGAGGGGTCGGGCTCTCATAAAGACGCTTGGCCTCCTGCAAGCCAGTTTTCAAAAATGGCTGTGCAAAATCAGTAGCCATATTGGACTGTGTGATAGTCCTTGAATTTCCGCCGCCCTTGCTCATGTTACAAATTCCTTGTCAATAATGTGGCTGTCGCCTGATACTCGTTTAGCTGGCGCTCCCAGCCCTTACGTCCGATAATTTCCATTGAATCGCATCCGTAGCCCTTGGCCCATTCTGCAACCTCTTTTTCAGCTTTCATCAGTTCGCCCATATCTCCACCGGCTAACCAGATTCGGCAGGACGTTCTCTGTGGGTAGTCAACTATCTCCGTCACTATAACAGAATTTTCATACGGAAAAAACTGGGCTTTGCCAGAGCGTATAGCGTCCAGAACATCCAAAGCCGTGTGACTGTTTCCAGCGTATTCTAGTGCGGCCTCAATGTGATGCATCAGCCTTTCGTATTCATCCAATAACGACATAACCAACCGCCGTTGCGTGTCCGTGACTTTTGCTCCCCACGACAAAACTTCCGTTGTTTAGCGTGTTGACCACCGGCTCCACGCTGTAGAAATGTGCATCCAATGGGCTGAACAATATAACGCTTTCCTTGCCTACCCGTGGGTCTGTCACCGTTGTTGATATCGTGCTTTGCGCTATAGTGAACTCACCCACACTATTTAGCTTACCGTCAACAGTTCTGTTCAGCACTTCTGCGACTTCTCGCGTTGTGGCTGTAATTGGGTTTAGAACGCGATAGTTTGTCGTGCGCGTCATCTTCTGCCTATCTCTCTGGCATCAAAGAACAACCCCTGAACTGTGCTCCAACTATTAGACAAGTTCAGTCTCGCTCTGTGATACCTGCCCTGCGTTCTAAACGGACAGAAGCCCTCATCGTTCTCAGCGGATATTGCTGAAAATGCTGGCTCTGACGAGTGCGTGTTTCTAACGCCGACCTGAACTGTCACGTTGCCTTGCTCATAATAAGGATATACGCGGGTTACAATGGAATGCTTGCCCTGAGATAATGACATCTCTCCGGTCTCAATCGTCGCGTCAATCGGAGCCCCGTTAAACGCATAAATCTTTGAGCCGTAAGCCCCGCCGAACACATACTGCCCACCCTTGAAAAAGCGGTTGTCTACAGCTTGGTCTAGGTCATCGACAAGAGCCTCAATGTCTGTAAGTCCGTCAGCCGTGTAACCCGCACTGAAAAACGGTGCAAGAAGGTCTGCTTCTATATTAGCCACAGACCAGCGGTTTAGCACATAATTGTAAATCAAAATCCTGTCAGGCTGACCAGACGGGCTGTTTACAGATGTATATGAGAACATCGCAATCTCTTGCAATGGGTCAACAGATGCAGTCATGCGGTTTGCATAATTAGAATCAAAGTCTGAGAGAAAGAAGTTGTTTACCTTCTCGGAGCCGATAGGGACCGACTTTGTGCCGTCAAAGGCATAGAAGCCATCGTCAGAGCAGTAAAACACCAGTGAGCCAATATTGCACACGGAGCCCTGAAACGCACAGCCGCGCTCTGCGTCAATCTTATCGAACTGGAACACCAGAGGCAGGCCAGAATAGCTTGCCCTGTAAATGGCTCTCTCTGTCAGTATCGTGCAGTATTCACCGCCGACCAGACCCATTATCCTGCCTGAATCTGGAATGTCTTGAAAGTCAGATTGTCCTGTGCCGGATGTCCAGCCGGTAATGTCATTAAACGCTGACCAGCGCACACGATACGGTATCCGTCCCGCGCCGTCATCAATATCACCGGCCCAGATAAAATCTCTTACAACGGCTATGTGCTCTGCTTTTGGAGCGTCTGATGACAGGTCAGAAAATGCGCTATCAGTTCCGACTTGAAACTTTTGCAGTTCTTCCCCGCGACCGCCTGCGGCAATAACATTATCGCCAAACTGAACAAACTTCCACTTTTCACCTGTCGATAAATCATACGCAGGAGACCCAGCCTTACTTACATCATCGAGGTTATTTGTCGAGGTGTTGTGCAAGTACAGCTTTCCTGCATCGCCAGCAAACAGCTTGGTATTGTCAGCGTTGTCCTTAGCGGCGAACAAGCCCAGAAGAGTGCTATCAGCCGCATTTGAATACGACACAAAGCCGCTCATAGAGCGATAGCCCTGAGCCGCTGGAACGCAGTTCTGAGCAACCGTTACAGTGTTATTGAGGTCCGGCTGGTCCGGCATCCATTCGCCCAATGTAATCATTGTCTAAACCAAACCTCTCCGCCAATATTTTGTATTGTCCAGATTTCAGAGCCCGCAACAGTATCCGTCCAAGTCTCTGTACCCGCCGCTTGCTCTGACCAATCCTCACCCAGAACCTTGCCGATACCTGCAACTGTTAGCTCTAGCTGTGAATTGCCTGTGGCTGAGAACGTAACAGAGTTTTCAGACGATGATGAAACAGCAATGTCAGCACTGCCATCAATAACCAAAAGGAAGTTAGAAATAGCTGTGGCGGTAATTGACGCATCTGCCGTGCCGTCGAAAAGCCTAACCCTGTTATTGTCTGCCGTGGCGCTTACAGAAATGCTAACAGATGAGCCAACTTGTCTGATGTGTGTGATGATAGCTGAGATGCTACCAGCACCAGTAACAGACGCGGCAAAGTGCAGTATCTTCTGCAACTCAGTCAGGGTTGTTACCGACATTGAAACCGATGAGGCGGCAGAGTGGAGTGTCAGGTTGTCTAGCTGGTCTAGCGTACCATAGCTATCCAGCGCATCCATCACACCCCACGAATCTAGTTGCTCAAGGGTAGCCATGATTTATCTACGCGGCTGTGATGTCTAAATCGCCAACAGCAATTTTTAGAATGTCACCAGAAGAAACTGTCTTTGAAACAGAGAACGCTCCGTGAATTAAAAGGTTGCCGGATGATGACGCATCGAACAATCCAAAGTGGCTTACGTCGCCCCATGAGCCGGTAGCCGCTGGGAACTCAACCGCCGCATTGTTTGATGTCGTGCCGGAAGCCGCCACCGCAAAAGTAGCAACCTTGCGAGTGTAACCACTGCCGGATAATTCTGTGCCGGAGTTGTCATCATTAAATGATGATGTTGATAGGCCCACATAAACACTTGATGGCATAGTGTAAGCACCGGTGCCTAAAATGTGGTCGAGAATTTCATTCTCTAAATAATCTGACATGGCTGACATTGTTTAGGTCTCCGCTACTGCGTTTTGTCGTGAATAAATGCTTTGGATTTGCAATGAGCCCGTGCCGTAATGTGCGCGTTGCTCGTCTACTTTTACTTCCTCCATGCCGCGTGTGAACTTGGCATCATACTGCGAGGCCCGTGCCTCATCTAGTAAGTACGCGTATGATTCTGCCAGCGCTCCATACAAATAAAGGTCTGGGCTACGAAGGAACAGTGTCGGGGTGGCTGTGTCTGAGATGCTTTCGAGACTGCCGATATAGACAATCTCCATTGTGTAAGCGTCATCAGGAATGGGCCGAATTTTCATTTCCTTGCCGACAATGCTGAACCCCTCTGGGCGACCACCGCCGGATGAGGCATATGAGGTATCCAGAGATGACGGGCTGTAATATGTAAGCACCTGCACGGGGTCAGTGTTTAGCTTTACTTCGCGCACTTCACGCAGGTCAGTTGGCAGAGCTATGTATTCATCGCCGCTGGTCAGTGTTGCTGTTGAACGCTTCTCCTGCTCACGGGTCTCAAGCTCACGGCTCATGCGGCCCTCTGCAAGCTCGATAAACATTGGTATCTGTGCGGTGAGGTCATCCCGCGCCAGAAAATTTGCGATTGCAGTTTTTAACTCTGCGTAACTACCTATGCTCATATGTTGCCGCCGCCCGTTCTAAATGCTCTGTTCTCGCTATCGTTCAGCCACTGCTTCCAAGCCTTCGGATTATCAGCGGGCTTGCCGAACTTTTCTACAAGGTGAGCATACACTATATTGGGTATCTCTGCCACATGGGACATGTGAATTTGAGTTCCGCGCAGTTGGCCCTTTTGCCACTGGTCGTTCATGTGCTTGTTCAGTGTGATGAGACCGTCGAAATGCTGGGTCTGCTCGATGACCTCAGTGCCGTCTGCATTCTGGTGCAGGTATAATTCTTTGCCCGTAATTGGGTCGATACTTAACACTCTTTTCATATTGTCCTCCTGATGAGTAGAGGGGGCAGTTGCCCGCCCCCTCAATGCTATTAAGAACCGTTGAGGTCCAAAATCATTGCATGTGCCTTTGGTGCCTGAACCTTCAGGGCCCACTCAGTGATTAGCTGAGTTTTCTCTGCATCACCAGTAGCCGCAATTTCTTTCTCAGCGAAATTACGTCCGTTCAGTGTGCAAAGGCTGGCGAAGTCTGGGTCAATCAAGAAAATGCGGTCATTTCCTAGCTGACGAGACGGAGCCACATCCAATGTGCCGAAGTCTGTGAGGAAGACAGAAGTTGAGCCGACATATGTTGTCGCCTTAGCCGCAGTCATGTTCACATCGTTTGACACAAGGTTGCCAGATGCTGACAGGTCAGAGAAGTTCGCACGGTTAGTCGCAGATGCAACAAGCATCTTTGGGTTGCCGCCGTCTGTCCATGCATCCTGCATGCCGTCTTCAATCAATGCGAGTGTCAATGGGCGGTCGTCTCCATTTGTGATGGTGTCTGTACCGTCGCCTGTTGCAAACGCACCGGCAGTTGCACCAACCGAGCCGTTTGTAATCCAGCATGAGAGAGACGCAGATTTGCGTGGCTCAGAAGCTGAACGTGCAACGTCTGTGTCGCCAATCATCTTTTCGATGTCACGACGAAGTTCCAGTGACTTTAGAACTTTCTGGTCATTTTTCTTCAACTAGGCTCGCTAGACCTAACCCGTCTTTTAAAGACTGCTCATGCTTTCACATGAGATGAGACTATATCATCACCCTAATATTTAGGGGCTATGCGCTTCCACTCGCTTGAGTGTACTCCCTTGCGGGATAGTCGTTGCACCTTCCTCTTTCGAGGCTTGGCTCAGGATTACCATATCTTTCGACTTAGGCTTCCCCTGAGTTCACACAGTTTTACTTGCGCTAGTCTAGTGTAAAGTCAACGCAAGTTCTTTGTCACGGCCCGCTTTGTCCACAACATCGAGAGTTCCAGAAACTGCAACAGACTTCACTGAAATCTGATGATAATTTCCAAATCTAGCCGTAGCGGTGGGTGTACCAAAACTGGCATCAGCACCTTCAGAAGCGTGGTTATCAGTAGCGGCGGCGGCTAATTCCTGAACTTGCCATTCAGTAAAGATGCCGTTGCTTGTTTCTTTTTTCAGTGCTGAAAAAATTGGTGTCTCATCGGGGTCAATCCGATAGATTACGTCTGCGAGTTGCTCACGCTCACCTTTTGCTAAAGCAGTAGTAAAAGTAGCCATTGTTGGCCTCCTAAAAGTTAATTACCCATAAGGTATGATACAGCGGCATCAACGGAACGCTCTTTATTGAGACGGTCCAGCCCCTGCTTACGTTGACGACTTGCAACTTGTGTCTTGCTCTTAGGCTGACCTGCCTTAGCCATTTTAGGCGCGCTCTTTGCTTTTTTCTTCGCGGCCGGAGTCTTCTTCTGAAGGTTGTCCCACTGCCACGCCTTATAAAGCAATTCGATAGCACGGGCATCAGATGCCTGTGATACCTCTTCCTGAGAAAACCCGCGAGACTGAGCGTACTTAATTACTTCCTGACGCTCGGTGTTGCGTGTGTCCTCATTGGACCAAGACGGAATGCGTTCAAGCATCTCACCTCGTTGAGCTTCCAAGTGTTGCTGTCTGAACACCTGTTGCTCTTGCGCTTGCTCCTGCTGAATGCGTTGTCTCTCAGCTTCAACGTGACGAGCCTGTTCTTTTTGCTGGTCTAGTTGGGCCTTATAAACAATCAAATCCTCAGCCGGATACTCCTTGGCTAATGCCGCCCAATCAGGTTCCTGTTCAGGGATTGCCTGTTGGAGTTGCCCTTGAACTTGTTCAAGTTGCTGTGCGTACATATCCCTCATTTGCTTCACTTGCTCGGCCTCTTGTTCAAAGGCTTTGCGTTGTTCAGCGAGTTCCATGCTACGCTTTGTGAACGACTTTGTCCGAGAGTAACCGCTAAGAAGTTCGTCCTGCGTGACCTCGAACTCTTCACCGTCAACTTTGACAGTGTACATTTCGGGTTGCTCTTCGACTTCTTCTTCGTCGCCCTCTTCTAATTCGTACTCACCTTCATCATCATCCTCAGACGCTTCGGCCTCATAGACCTCTTCATCTTCAGTTTCAGTTTCCGGTGCCGAGGCTTCGACCTGAACTTCAGGTGTTTCCTCTAGCCGCCCTTCGTCTACCTTGTCCTCTACAGGGGGTGTTTCTAAAAGGCTCATTGCTTCTGACATTGAAAGCGTTCC